TTATGAAAAAATCAATTCATTATTTATGACTTCCTTTGCTCTGCTGCGGATGTTATTCATCCGACCAACCCATTCCATTTGGTTGTTGGCTTTCAGCGCTTCCGTAATGCCCTCTGCATCTGCCATTTGCTTTACCAGCCGAAGAAAAAGTTCTTCTGCCTGTCGGTCAATATCCACAAGATAGGCATTCAATTCACCGCTGGTCAGCAAATTGGCATATCGTCCACGGTGGTACCTCTTGAGATAGCGGAGATGCCGCTGTCCCCATATACCGACCGGCTCGCGTTCTTCCGGCTCATCTTCTCTGGCAATCAGATAATAGTCGCCAACCAGCTCATACTTCAGCCCAGTGTGTTCATCCGTGACAAATCTTTCCATTCGTATAACCTCCTGTTCCTTTCTGCAATCATTGTAGCAGTAGGAATAGCAGAAATCGAATGTGTGGACAGCAAAAAATCGCCGTCTCGGGATCACTCCCAAGACGGCGATTTTCTGTTGTGGATCAGAGCGAACATTTCACGGCGAAACCGCCGCTGAAGAAATAGGTGTTCGTCCAATACCTGTTTGGTGGAGATGAGGGGAATCGAACCCTCACTTAAAGCAATTAAAAAGTCGATAAAATCAAGCCTTTTTTCTTTTCGTGTCATCTTTCGGGTCATCTGCGAAATTTGCGCTAAACATCGTGACTATTTTGGCGGCTATTGTATCAGTCTTATCTCTTAATGTGTGTTGATATATCTTGTGTAGCATTTCTACTGTCTGCCACCCTCCTATCTCGGCGATGTACTGGTCTGGGATACCTTGTGCGTGACACTCAGACGCAAAATAATGACGGAGCTTGTGAAAGCTAAAATGCGCCACATCTGCTTTTTCAACAAGACGGTTAAAGGCACTTGAAAGAGTTGACGGTGAAATACCAAAGTACTGCCATTTCCTACACTCCTTAATGAGATTAGACGGCAGTGGTACAAAGCGTGTGCCTGCCTCGGTCTTTGTTGTCTTGACAATAAATTTACCGTTATTGTCAGCGACTACCGCTTTAGTTATGCTTACCCCGAAACTGTTGAAATCAGAAGGCTGTAATGCACATATCTCGGAACGGCGTAGTGAACCTTGGCTTGCGAGCTTGATGGGAATTCGCAGTCTATCATCTGCAAGTTCGAGCAACTTGTTAATGTCCTCTGTTGTCGGAATGGTATATTGCGGCTTTATTTTTTGCGGTAGCGTTGTATTGAGAGTCAAGGAAGGATAATAAGCTTTCAGAACTGCGGACAACAAGCCGTGAGCATTGCGAACAGTCTTAGGGCTGTGAGCAACTGACAACGCATTAACTGAGGTCTGAATCATTACAGCAGTAAGCTTAGTAAGCTTAAACGGCATTAATTCAGTAAAGTAGTTACGCTTAATTTTTTCATATCCAGCTATGGTACTTGGACTAAGAACTGCTGACTTACTATCAATATACATTTCGTAAGCTTGCTCAAGCGTGAGGTCATTATAATCGATACAGGAGGTAGTCAGCGACAGCTCAAATCTATCCGCTGCCTTTTTCGCTTCTTTTTTTGTTGGGGCTGTAATTGATTTGTACTTTTTCTTTCCGTCTTTGTCTTTACCAAGAAAGACACGCACACGCCAGTTGCCCGATGGCATTTTCTTAGGTTCTGCCATTTGAAACACTCCTTTTTATCTAAAAAGGGTGCAAAAATCCCCTGTAAATTAGTCATTGAAAAATTTACAAGGGTGTGATACAATATTATTGCATTTAACTGCATCACTTGCACCCTGTAAGTGATCTTCCGCTCGTTACTGCGCAACAGTAACGGGCGGATTTTTTATTTTAGCTATAATACGATTAGTAACTCTGTTCAACTCCATGCACTGCTTGGTCGTGAGTAAAGCCTTCGTACTCAAGCTGTTCAATTAATTCATCTTTTGAAAAAGACATAAAATCAAGATATGATTTAGCTGTTTTTACAGCTTGTTCGTTCCAATCTGCTCCACAATTATTAACTCCGTAAACAGCTTGATCGTGAGTAAATTTTTCATATTCAAGTTGTTCTATTAATCCACTTTCAGAAAAAGATGAAGTATCTAAGTACGATTTAGCTGTTTTTACAGCTTGTTCATTCCAATCTGCACCACAATTGTCTGCCGCATAAGCCGAATCCTCGTGAGAATATTTTTCATATTCAAGTTGTTCGATAAGTCCTTGATATGAAAAAGATGAAATATCTAAATAGTCTTTTGCCGATTGTAAAGCATTTTTCTGACCTCGTGTTAAATCTGGTTTTTTAGTTTCAACCTCTATTTTTGATTCGGTGGCTTTTTCTGTAGTCGGTTCTGTTTTAGGTTCTGCCGTTGTTTGAACTTCCGTTTCTTTTTCTGTAGGATATTCCTTATAAGTAAAACTTTCGATTTTTGAAGTTTTATCATAATCGTTAATATGCTGCGTTGTAGGCACAACAGCTGGTTGAACGGATTTGTTACCCGTCAGAGCTACTGCAATTGAGATAATCGCTATAACAGAAACTACACCAAGAGCACATGCTAAAACTTTAATCATTTTCTTTTCCTTGTTTTTGGCTTTACTTTCAATTTGATTATTATGGTTATTAACATCTGCAATGTTATCTTTAAACAACGGTTGTGGCTTTGGCGGTAATATAATTTTTTCTCCGCACTTATCACAAAAAGTATAACTTTCAGGTACGATTGCACCGCATTTCTGACATTTTACTTTTGGCTCGTTTGATTCAACGGGTTTTTCATCAAATCGTGACGGCGCGCTTGATTTTTCTTTAAGGTCCGTTTCACTGTCGGTAAATAACGGTTTTTCTTCAATCGGAATAACCACTTTTTCCCCACACTTATCACAGAATTTGGATTTATCCGAGATTTCTGCACCACATTTTTTACATTTCATTATTCATTCCTCTTTTCGATATATTTTGTACTTATCTGTTCGAGGACCAGTCGAGCAGGGCGGATTTATTTACTCATCTTCTTCATCTATTGTGTAATCATTTGTATAATTTTCATTAGATGATTGAGATTGTCTAAATTCTTCTGCGAGCATAGTTTTATTAAATTCAGCAGTCGGCTCAATTTTGTTTACAAGCTCTTCAAGTTCATCTACTGTAGTATAGAAAAACTCCTTACGCATATTGACTTTATTAACTCTTTTATCGTTCAAAATGCTATGTAATTTACTTTCAAGTCCAACAGCATCTTCCGAAAAAATGAAACTATGTACATCAAATTTAAATGGTACAGAAGCATTTCCTAATTCGTTTACTCTGTCTTGCGGGTCAATTCTTCTTGTCATACCAACTTTAAATACATTTTCACCGAACGATCCAAGATTACTTATAATATATACATTACCTGCCTTACCATTTTGAAGTTGAACGATATTATCTTTTTTAATAGTGACATCAGCAAGTTTTGCTTGCAATTCGAGAATTTTAGCATTTAAAGCTTTACTTTCTTCATCTGCCGAAGCTTTTAACTGCTCTTTTAATTTTTCAATTTCATTGTTATATTTAAGTTCTTCGTTTTCAATCTTCTTCTTTTCCTGCTCAAGTGCCTTGCGTTCTTCAGCTTCTTGACGAATTTGCTCTTTAATAGCAAGTTGCTCTTGCTTCGCCTGCTCTTTTTTTACATAATAGTTATACTCTATTTTTACAGCATTTATAAATAAATATTCTATTTCGCCTATAAATTTTGTAAGAGTTCCAGCTATATTCTGATTACCTTGAGCTGCGATATTCAGATATTTTTGAGAAGTATTTTTTACTTGCTCAATAGCATTATCTAATTTTTCATATTTCAGATTATATAAGATATTCTGCAATTCTGCTCTTAAAGCTATTACCATTAAATCATAAATAGCTTGATTCGCCTTTGTAGTGTACCTGCTACGATATTGTGATAAAACTTTTTCGATTTGTTTGTCATTATCTTTAAATGCTTTTCTTAAACTTTTAACATCCATATAATGTAGCTTAAGAATAACAGACGGTGACAACTCTTCAAGTTCATCAAACTCTGATTTATATAATTTCAATTCTGCTAAATCAGGAGAATATTCAAAAAAATTAGATATAGAATAATCAACACTCTTGTATATCTCTTTCGTTCTGTCTAATTTGTTTTTAGCTGTTTTTAATTTCTTTTCTGTTTTTTCGATTTCAACATTTAAGCTCAGTATTCTCTCATCTGTTTTAATCTTTAAATCATTAAGCTTTTCTTTTGTTGATTCAGTTTCATCGTTAAGCTTATTTTTTAATAAAGCACGCTGATTTTCAAGATTTAAAGCTTCCTCTTTGCTTTTCTCAATTTCTTGCTTTAATTGTTGAATAATTCTCTGTGATGTATCGTAATCATCAAAGCACAATTCGCTTAATTTTTGCTTTAACTCATCATTTTGTTTTTTTAGCGTTTCAATTTCACTCTTATATTGTGAAACTTTAAAAATATCAAAAAATCCCATTGCTAAGCTCCTCACATAATATAATATTTGACAAAATATATAATATATTGTAAAATAGATTTAGAGGAGTGCGTTTTCTTCTCACATCTTTTTTAGTCAGTCGTAGGTGGTGCTACGACTGACTTTTATTTTTATTAATAAATTGATTAAATTGTTTTATAACTTTTTGCTCGAGTGGGTGCTTATAAAAAGCATTTCTTTTTTCAAGCTCTTGCATACGCTCTGATCTATATGTCGCAGCTTCAAGACTTATATTACATAACCGAGATATTTCCGCAGCGGTTAAAACCTGCAATTCGTGCAGTACGCACGCAGGAGCGAGCAAGTCACGAGCAAATACATTTGCCGAGTGTTCTGCACCATCTGTTGTCGCAAAGCCGGCACCGTCTTTGTTGAACAAATGACCTAAAAATATATGGCCAAGTTCGTGTGCAATCGTAAATCTACAACGTTGGGCAGATTGTTCATCTGCGTAAATGATATATAATTTATCATTCTGCATAAGCGTTGCGCCACTCTCGCTGTTATTAAGCATTTTGACCGCTGAATTTTTTAGTAAAGTAATGTCAGCTTGTCTGACTATCCGACTAACTTTGACAGGGAGACTGTTTATTTTATAGTCAATCAAGCATTGCCAAGAAGCATTACGAGCATTTTTGTAACATCCATAATTCAATCTAATCACCTCATAGAGTATTGTACCCTATGAGGATTTTTTTATTTTACAAATGTTATAAATCTGAATCGTCAGGAGTAAATTCGCTAAGGTCAGGCATATTTACTATTTCAATAGGCTGACTGTTGTCTTTGCTGCGTGCTGCTTTCACCGTTGGTACTAATTCTTCTTCATCTATATGTAAAATAGTGTCAATAGTATATTGATGTTCAGGATGATTGCGATAAGCAACAATGAGTTTCTTTTCATGAGAAGTTAGTTCATGGATATGTATATCTTTTTTTATTTCACCATTAATAAGAGCATTTATATCTATAGATAAAGTGTTGCAAATTTTAATGACATTTTGTATTGATGTACCCCATAGTCCCCGACTAAAAATACCTTTAACAGTAGTATATGGTAACTCTGCAACTTTTGCAAACTGCATAATGCTTTTATAGTTTTCTAAAATATAATTTTGCAATTTTTGTTCGACGGTCATTATAACCACCTCTTTTCAACTACAAGTATATTACAAAATATTGTAGATGTCAATATAAATTCTACCTTTTTCAGTAAATAATTTTCAAAAAACTATTGACAATCTACTTTATTAGGTATATTATAATGTTGTAATCTACCTTAAAAGGTAATAGGAGGTGTAAGAATGCTTTATCCTAATTTAATTAAAGCAATGAAAGACGAAGGCGTTACAAAGACGGACATTGCAAATCTTTTAGGTTTGCACTTTAACACAGTTACAGCAAAACTGGAAGGGGAAACAACATCAAATAAGGCTGTATATCAGGTTGGATTTACACTTATTGAAGCAGTAATGATCAAGAATATATTTTTTAAAAGATACGATCTGAGCTGGCTGTTTGACTTTCAAGAACACATCAAAACAGCATAACAAAGAGGTGATTATATGCCTAAGCTAAAAAGGACAATCAAAGCTGAACAGGAGCAAGCATATATGTCGAGAGTAGCACAATGTCTTTTCTTTCGATTGAACTGTATCGGTTATGACAGAGAAAAAATCAGCAAACTCTTTGGCATTAATCCTGCTACCTGTTCAGCACGCAAAAACAAAAGTCCTGAAAATTTCAGACTTGAAGAAATCGTCAGAGCTGCGGAAGTCCTTGGAATTAAACCATATGAACTTTTGATTGACCCCGACGAAATGAAAGGAGAATGGAAATGGAAGTAATTATCAACAAATCTGAATCGTGTTCGTTTAACAAGGTTGAAATCGGAGATGTGTTCTCTGATGATTTAGGACGCTTTATGATGAAAGTATCATACGAAACAGCTATATGTTTAGAAGATAATACAGTCTATGGCATTAACAGCAATGTCAAATGCTATCTGAGGGACTGCGTGATTATAGAGCGTGAATTGCTCGAAAATCTCAAGAAAGGAGCAAACGGATATGAGTAAGCTTGAAAACTTACAAATCTGCATTAAAGACGGCGAGGTCATAGCTCTACAAGGCTTAGATACAGTAACCACCGAGAGGCTTGAGGACATTTTGAATTATGTCGCAGAAGTCAAGGAAAGCCTTGACAGGCACAAGCTCAACAACAGAGCAACAGGCATTAAGCGTGTGGCGAACAACTGTAAAAAGTTTATACGCTGCTGCAAATACGCAGCGAAAAAATAAAAAGGGGGTGTAACAGATGAAAAAAGGGACAACAATCGAAAGCGGATACGATGCTTCGTGGCGCTGGTGTCTGAAACTTCGAAAAGCTAAAGGCAAGTTTACGCTTGATGAAATAATTGAAGCGGCGAAAGAATGGGAAGAAGATTACTACGCTGTGATTATTAAAGCAATGAGCGATGAGATAGCACAGTATTACGACGATGACCTTGACGGCGATTGCGTGACATTGTATCGTGCTACAGATTTTATAAGCAAGGAATGTAGCTGATGAAAAGATTAACTTTAAATCAAGACAGCGGACAGGCTTGAGGACATTAAGGGGGTGATAACAGTGCAGAAATTAATACGCAACGGATTCAACGAGCCGTACAGAATTATTGATATCAACAATAAAGCACTCAGTCTTGAAGATATTCCCGACAATCTCGTGAGTGTGGTACATAAACTTGAGGGCTATGAGAACACAGGCTACAATCCTGATTTTATCGACACCATTTCTTATATTCTCGAAGATATGAAGGATTTGCTTGAAAATCCCACAGCCGAGAACATCAAGGCTTGCAGAGCCAAAGTCGATTACATTTTAAGTGCAAAAGACAAAGCCGCCAGCTAATGCACAGCTGGCGGCAAAGTGAAAAGATATAAAAATATTCACCATATTAATTATATCTTTTCACTACACAAAAATCAAGAGAAAAGGTGAATTTGTATGAATATTTTAGAAAATGCAGTTGATTGCATAAAAACCCAAGGCAAGAACTATAAAAAATACTCAAATGAGTGGAATGTTATGCAACAGCTCATTGACATTATCACAGCACAGCCGGAGAGTGCAGAGATTGTATTGCAAGACTTAAATGTTGAAGAAATGCAGGTGCCTGCACTAGTGAAGAAAATAACAAGCGAGAGAATCGCAAATCCTGTTGAAGTTATGAATGCTATTTGTAACTTTTACTCAATCCCAAAACCGAGCGAATTGCCGCCAGAAGTGTGGCGAATGAACAGCACCTCTCCTACCCCGACAAAGCCTGAAAAACAAGGCTTTATAAACCTTATGGATTTACTGTGAGGTGAGTATAAATGCAGAGAAAAAAGCTGTTAGCGTTAGAAATAAACAAAAACCGTGCGGATGTACCTGCAATGCAAGCGGTAGTTGAATTTCAACACACCGACCTATGGGGCATTAATTATACAAGCAACAAATACAACTATGTGTATGACGCTTTTCTTGATACTTCAACAGGCGAAAATACTCTTATAGTTGATATGTTTAAGCCTGCCCCCGGGGCGGAGTTCATTTATAGACTGTTCATCGGAAAAAACAAGCAAGGTGATGATAAATGGTTCATCGTTAAATCAGACGGCACAGTCAGCGAAAGCAGTTTGCCAGTTGATTATTACTACAATCGAATCTATTATCCGTTCGCTGCTGAAACAGATAAGGTCATTGACGATTATTTGGCGGACACAAGCTCTTATGCAAAAGGAAAAGGCATTGAAAAAATAATTGCTTGGCAAAGTGCAGTAAGGCAAAAACGGCTCAAAGATAAATACCAAAAAATCAAAGACAGTATAAGTTACGAGTTGGCAGAAATAAGACCATTGCCGCAAGCGGTGCATAAATGGATTGATAATACCGTAATGGCATATAGCCGATATATGTTTTATGATGCCAACGGCAAAAAGCAGACTACTGCAAGATGTTCCGTATGCTGTAACGAGGTTACTATTAACAAAGTACGCAGCGGAGATAAAGTCACTTGCCCTGTCTGTCACAAAAAGTGCACTGCAAAACCATATCGAAAATATTTGAATTCAAACGGCTTTTGTAACAGAGAAACAATAATGTATCTGCAGCCGTTCAAAGGAACAAGATTTTGTGCTCGTGAATTTGTAATCGAATATGACTACAGTTACGGCAGAATTAAGCCTGTCATCAGTATGCAAGAACTTTCAAGAACAACTTGCGACTTTGACGGACAAGAAATGCGAGTGCAGGAACAATACACATATGACGAAGATTACAAAGGCGGTGACTGGCGAAAGGATTTTTGTAGAAGTGTAAACTCGAGTTTGCCGCTCTACCCCGGCACGCTCAATAAGATATTTAAGCGTGTAAAAGGATTTAACAAGTGGCATATCGACTACGACAGGATAGCGAGGTTATGCAATCCTGTCGGTTGTGAAAACTTGTATAACGCAGTCAATCAAGTTGCAAGTCTTAACAATATAATAGACAACGACTTAATTAATCTTGCACGAGATGTCATTACATACACATACAGATGTACTGAATTTGATTTAGCAAAAGGGTCTTTGAGAAAAAGTTTCGGAATTACTAAAGACGATTTAAAAATTTTAAAACAGTTAAACCCAAAATTATACGAATTCAAACTATACAAAGCGTATAAACAAACAGGCAGAAAAATTGACATTGAAGAGTTAAAAGAATTTTTTGCAATTCGTTCAATGATCGACTGTGATGTTAATGATATGTTAAGAATTTTAGAATACAGTTCTCTAAGAAAATTTTGTCAATTTTTCCGCCGATGGGAAAACGGAAATTGCGCAAAACAGTATGATAGCTACTATTGGGACCCAAGGAGAACATTTTTTAGAGATTATAAAGACTATATAGAAAACGCTACCTTGCTCGAATATGACTTATCGAATTTAGAAGTCCTCTACCCTAAAAATTTTAAGCAGGCTCACGATTTAGCGTCGGATATAGTCAACGACAAAAATTTCAGCGAAGGAGAGCTGCCGCAGATAGCCCGACAGTATGAAAAATATAGTAATCTGTACAGCTATGAAGATAAAGACTTCTGTATTATGCCGCCCGTAAGGCACAATGACTTAAAAGACGAAGGTAAAACACTATGTCATTGTGTAGCGACCTATGCCAAAAGAGTTGCTACAGGCAAAACGATTATACTTTTCGTTCGTAAGACAAGTGAAAAAGAAAAACCTTACTTTACGCTTGAACTTAATCCTGTGACACTTGGAATTGAGCAGTGCAGAGGATTTGAAAATTGCTCATATCCGAACGAAGTTAAAAAATTTATGGATAAATGGTATAAAACAAAAATAGAACCACTGATAAGGAGTAAAGGAAAATGTCAGACAACAGCAGCATAATGAGCATTGCTGATTTTAATATCACTGAAATGTCAGCAGATACAATGTCAGCACTAAGTACACATCAAAAAATAATCACAGCAGAGCAGACGGCTGCAAATGCAATGATTAGCTTGTGTGAAAATCTTAAATTAATGAGAGATAAGCACTTATACGAAGCGCTCGGTTTTGAAACATTTGATACATACACCGAGCAGGCTTGTGGCATTAAACGCAGACAGGCGTACAACTACATAAGTACATATGAAAAGCTCGGCAGTACAGTTTTGCAGTCAAATGCACAGCTTGGTATTACTAAGTTACAATTATTAACCGAAGTATGCGCAGTAGACAGGGACGATTTTATTGCAGACAATGACCTTGCAGGTATGTCCGTCAAAGAAATTAAAGAGCTTGTAGAAAAGAGCAAGCAACAATGCGAACAGCTTGCCCTGCTCGGTGATGAACTTAACGACAGTAACAATGTTCAGAAATCATTGCAAAGTGACAAGCAAAAACTTACTGATGAAAACAAATCGTTACAAAAGCGAATCAAAGAACTTGAGGACAAGCCTGTTGAGGTTGCCGTACAAGAACCAACGCAAGCGCAAATTGAAGCAGCGGCACAAGCGAAAATCAACAGCTTAAAATCATCGTTTGAAAAAGAAAAACAAAATGCTGTTGAGCAGGCTGTCAGACAAGCTACTGAAAAAGCACAGACAAGTGTTAAGGATGAGCTTGAAAAAACATACAGAGCTAAGCTTGAAGCAATTGACAAAGAAAAAGCAGACGCTATTAAAAAAGCAGAACAGTTGGCCAACAAGCTTGACAAAAATGCAGATGCCGACCTTGTGACAGCAACGCTCTACTTCAACGAGCTGCAAGCTCAGCTTGCAAAATTCATTAACAGTGTTGAAAAAATTGTTGAAACAAATCCTACTAAGGGTGAGAAACTCAAGCAGATTGCGAAAACATTTTTAAGCGATACAATTGCAAATCTTAATTAGTTAATAAGCTCCGCACAGCTTGTTATATAGAAAGTAATAACTTTCGTTAATTATTCCTCTTAAAATAAAAATATAATACTTTTACTGCTTGCATAACAAAAAAGAGCAGGTGCGGCTGCTCTTTATTTTAGGTAAGTATGACGGAGTTACTATGGAATTATTAGAATTTAAAAACCAGATACTAAAGCTATGCAACACATCTGATTTGAGAGAAATTGGAAATATCCTTTTTCGTGTAGTCCTAAGTAATGTAACACAATTTTATGATGAATACAATACACTTGTTGCTAATGAAAGTAAGGATTGGTTGCAGGCATTATGGCAATATTATGAAGCTGACCGAGCAGAAAAGAAACAAGACTACACACCAAAAAGCCTTTGTAAGTTAGTATCTGCATTAGCAGGAAATTGTAAAACGATTTATGACTGTTGCGGTGGCAGTGGAGCGTTGACTTTGCAAAATCTAAAGGATAAAGCTATTTCAAATTTGTATATAGAAGAGCTTGACGAGAATGTTGTTCCATTTTTGCTGTTTAATTTATCTTTGCATAACGCAAACGGCTATGTTGTAAACGGTGATGTGCTAAAACAAGAAAAATATAAGATATATAAACTTAGTAGCGGCGAAAAATACAGCACGGTTAAAACAGTAAATACTGTGCCGAATTTTAAAGCTGATGTCGCTGTCAGTAATCCACCGTATAACGTTAAGTGGCAACCGCCGCTACCGCTCGAAAACGATATTAGATTTCCAGTTGTTCCGCCAGCAGGCAATGCAAATTATGCTTTCGTTTTAAATTGCATTGCAAAGGCAGATAAAGCAGTTTTGATTTTGCCGATGGGGGCGTTGACACAGCGAAACGAATATGATGTCAGAAAATATTTGATTGACAACGATTTAATCGAAACTGTAGTAACATTGCCTGGCAATATGTTTGAGTGTACATCAATTGCGACTTGCATTATGGTGTTGAACAAGAACAAGTCGAGCAAAGGTAAAGTTACATTAATACATAATAACGAAAACTGTATTACCGAGGAACGAGAACAGAATGGTCAATTTGGCGGCAAATCTCACACTAACAGAACTTACAAAAAGAAATTTAATGTTTTGACTGACAAAAATATTGCGAAAATTCTTGATGTTATAAAAAATCAAAACGAAGTGAAAAATTATTCATTGATAAAATCCAATGCTGAGATAGCAGAGAAAAAATATATGCTTGCTCCGAGTGTGTTTTTTGATGTAAGTATTGAAGATTTTGAAGACGATAAACATCGTGATTTTCAAGAAATTGCCGATAATATCAATTATATTACCAAAATGCAAAACGCTTGTAAGTTAGTTATTAACGAAACAATTGCCAGAAAATTAGGCTTTGATGTTCAGCTTTATAAAGATGAAAACAAAAACTCAAATCAGTTTGCGGACGAACAATCCAAATTGTTAGGTATTAAAATTGAAAAGTCCGATTATATTCAGTTCACAAAAAATAAGAACGAATTTGCATTTAAGTGCAACGATAAAGAATTGTTACCTGATATTTTTATTCACTTTTTGACAATATGGAAAAATCAAATTTCTTTACTCAACACGATGCAGAATCAGTATTTGGCAGAACTCAGGGACGCATTATTACCCGATTTAATGAGCGGCAAAAAACAAATTCAGGAGGATATATGAAACATAGAGAACTTGATCACATAGAGCTTTTGTGTCTTGAAATCAAAGAATACAACAAGAAAAACGCTACACATTACAGCTACGGAGAATATACAGCTTTAGTGCGTGCAGGTAAAATAGTGTCTGATGTAATGAACGGAAAGGTGTGCAGGAAAGATGAAAACTAAAAAATGCTTTGACATATGTAAAAAAAGTGGAGTGTTTTATGTGTATCAAGCCGAACATGATGAGCAGTGGCTTTCTGACGGAAGTGCCTGCTACCCTATCACAGGCTTACCAGTGCTGACAGAAGACAGTATATGCAAGTTATATGATATTAACGATACTCAGAGAAACAAATGTTGCTTTGAATTTTTCGTTGGTACTCCTCCGATTTTAGTTTCTGACAGTATTCCAAACGAATTGGACGCTGAGATGTGGGATATTACAATAGCAGTCAAAGATAAGATAGTCATACCGATTTCGACGGAAGAAGGAATTTTATTTATTGATATAAAATATTTAGCTCCGTTTACCGATATGCCAAATGGTGATATGCGTTTGACTATAAGAGATGGGATTAATGGCAAGAAATATGTATGCGTCAAGTTTGGCTTGATAGCATATGCATTTATTGCTCCTGTTGATGTGATTAACGACGAATTTGTAAATAAGATTGAAAAACTATACTCACAGTCAAAAATAGCATTAAGCAATTCAGGAGGTTCGATTAAGTACAATGAAACAGTATGAAGCAGACGAACAAAAGAAGCTCTTTCGCTGGGCTGACTTTATGAAGACAGAGTATCCCGAATTGGATATGATGTTTCATATTCCAAACGGCGGTAGTCGCAATAAACTCGAAGCGGCCAATCTAAAGAAACAAGGTGTGCGTGCAGGCGTGCCGGATATATGCTTACCTGTTGCTCGTGGAGGTTATCACGGACTGTTTATCGAGCTTAAATTTAGCAAGAACAAGACAACAGCAAAGCAAGACGAATGGCTTGCAAAACTGAATGAAAAAGGTTATGCAGTTGCTGTCTGCTATGGCTGCAAGAAAGCACAGGATAAAATTCTCAAGTATCTGAATTTAGGAGAATAACAATGGAAAATGAAAATGCAGAAACCAAAGCCGAAGAAGTCACAGAAGAGAGTAACTTTGACACTCTGAGTGAACTTGACAAACTTGCGGTCAGATTTATCGCAGGTGAAATTGATACAGATATAATAAACAGTCTTGATACATACAACCGTTGGCTTGTGCTGTCGATGTCAGCTATATATAGTTGCGGCAAAATTGGCTTGCTCTCGGCTAAAAGCTGTGTACAAGTCAAATATAAATTGCTCAGTGAATACAGACGGTTCAGAACTGAAACATACTTTGCAGAGCGTGAGCACTTTGAATGGATTAGAAGAACAAGAGAAACATCTTGCAAATTAACTGAGCTTGCACTTCAAATCAATAACAAAGACACTAATGCTTTAAAAACAGCTTTAGAAGTTATCGACCTGCTCACAAAGCAAGATGTGTATAATCAGCTGTTCATAAAGGCAGAAACCGATGAGGACTACAAGCAGAAATGCGTACAAGTTCTTACTAAGAACGAAGCACTATTTTTCGACCGTTTCGGTGACATACCTTTTGTTGACTTACTATTTAAGTTTTACAAGTCAACCGAAGAGAACCGAGCAGCGGAAATATACAAAGAACTTGATTGCGATAATCTTAATGTTGTTGCGCATAGAGTTCCTGTAAAATCCGAAAATTGCAAAGGCATTGCAAAATCATATCTTGAATATTTCAAATGAAAATCGCAGGGGCTGAAATGCCCCTGCATATCCTGCTTAAGTAATTAATTAAGTGACGAAAACTGTTTTTACATATATAATAGGAAGTTTAACTATGTTTACATACAAATGTGAGATCCAATCAGGACCAATGCTTGAAATTAAATACTATCAAAGTTTGAGAAAGCGTAACAAGAAAAATATGTCACGCAGTATTAACAGAGCAATCACATCAGAAAAGATGGCGCAGGCTAATCGCATAAGAGGTGAGCAGCATACACAGAGATTAATTCTTGCAAATTTCAAACAAGGTGATTGGTGGGTAAGATTTTCGGCACCGTATAAAAATTTCACAGAAGGAGAATTTGAAAAGATTGTAAGCAATTTTTTTAAGCGCATTAAGTATCACGCAAAAAAGCAAGGCGTACAGTTCAAGTATATTGGTTTTTGTGAATGTGGAAAGCGTGGGGGCAACTGGCACTTGCACATAGTTATTGAGGACTGTATTAAAGACATAGCAATGAAGATGTGGCAGTGGAGCAACGGAATTAATCTCACACCATTGTACGAAGACGGCAGTTTTGCTGACCTTGCAAAATACATACGCAAAGATGTAACAGGCACTAAAAGGCTCAAGACTTCTCGTAATCTTACAAAACCCACAGTTACGGTAACAGAGGGCAAAAAGCGTGAATTCAAAAAACTTGAAAAAGGCGAGGCTTTGCCTGTGCCTGATGGATATTATTTTTACAAAGACGATATGTGGGTTAATGACTTCACTGGAGCAAGCTATCATTTTGTATTTATGCAATTGACTGCAACAAGGAGGCTGACAAACAATGAACCTAAAACAAATCAGAGAAATGAGTGACAATATCTGTAATTACAGAGTCAGGATAGCCACTCTTGAAGCAGAGGTAACGCACATTACCTCAAACATTACTGCTGCAAACGGAGCAAGTGCGTCAGGGAGCATTGACAAGATAGTGCCCCAAATAGCTGACCTTCGAAACGAATTACACAACACAGAAACGAGAAGAGCTGTTGCAATATGTAGTATACCAGCTGAAACAACAGAGGGCAGCTGCTTAATTTTGCATTTGCGTGATAAGCGTTCTTGGAAAGAAATAGCGTTCATTATGGGCGGAGGGAATACAGAAGACGGAGTGCGTATGATGTGCAATCGCTATGAGTGGTGAAAGTTGTTCGTTTGTTCGCTTAAGGGTGTGTTAGAATATAATTGAGCAAAGCTCAGAAAATACAAAGTTAATCAAGTCGCTGTTAATGCAGCGGCTTATTTATTTGCAAAATGATAAAAAGAAATGTAACAACAGAGTGGGTAATACAACAAATACAAGGCGGCAAAGCATACAGGTTCTATCTAACTGCTGACTGGCAAAGAGTACGAGATAAAAAGCGTACAATGGAACACAATGAATGTGAACGGTGCAGAGCCGTAGGAAAATATAGCCCTTGTGAAGCGGTGCATCACAAGAAATATCTTAGAGCAAGACCTGACCTTGCTCTTGATATCAACAATCTTGAATGTTTGTGCAAAGATTGTCATTACAAAGAGCATCACAAACTGCAAGAAAAAATTTTTTCAGAAGAATTTTCCGAGAAATGGTAGCACCCCCGGGGTCAAAAATCGCACTTACCCCAAGCGTATGGATAACGGTGTACAGGGTAGACAATTTGTCCTCGCACGCACGCACGAGAAATTTTTGTGAAAGGAGCAATAAAATGGCACAAGTTAAAATGGCAAAAATCAAGGAAAGCTTAATTGAACAACTCACATTAAAAGGAGCAGACATTGATGTGTATCGTGACTTAATCGAAAGTTACATTTTCTACACTAAACTTGAACGACAAATGCAAGCTGACATCAAGAAAAACGGCTTGTCATACAAGGCGATTTCCTCGACAGGTAAAGAATACACTAAAGACAATCCGTCAGTGAAAAATTCAATAATGTACAACAAGCAAAGACTTGCGATTCTTTCGCAAATGGGGTTATCAATTGACAAGGTCGAAAGTGATGTAAATGACGAATTGTAAATACCTTGACGATTACATAAAGCAAGTAAAAAGCGGTCAATATCGTGTATGCAAAGAGCAAATACAGCTTGTAAATTTCATAGAAAAAGTATTCGAAAATGAGCAAGTCTATGTTGACAGTGAGCAGGTTGAAAAGTATTTTGCTCTACAGAAATATTTTCCATACGAATTATTTGCATGGGAAAAGTTTTGTTTTATTCTGCACAATTGCACATATTCCGCACCGGGTGTATTAAGATTTCCAGATTTAGTTTGCGTGGTCGGGCGAGGTGCAGGAAAAAACGGCTATCTTGCATTTGAAGATTTTTCTCTGCTCACGCCTGTCAACGGCATACGCAATTATGACATTGACATTTGCGCGACCTCAGAAGAGCAAGCAAGCACAACTTTTAATGACATCTACGAGATTTTGGAAAACAATTCTACAAAAATGCAGCGGCATTTTAAGTGGAATAAAACAGAGATTACAAACATAAAGACTAATTCAACAATCAGATACAGAACTTCAAACAGCAAAACGAAAGACGGAGGCAGACCCGGCAAAGTAGATTTTGACGAAAAGCACGCATATGAAAATTATAAGCTCATTGATGTTTTCACAACGGGCTTAGGCAAAAAAGCTATGCCACGCAGAACAACAATTACAACTATGGGAGATGTTCGGGACGGGCCACTTGACAACGAGCTTGCCGCAGGTCTTGAAGTGCTGAATGGTGATGCACCTGACAACGGCACTCTTTATTTCATATGCAGGTTAGACAACGAAAAAGAGGTATATGAGCAAGAAAATTGGTACAAAGCAAATCCGTCGTTGCAATATTTTCCAAATTTGTTAAGAGAAATTCAAAAGGAATTTGAGGATTGGAAGCGTGACAAAGTAAACAATTCATCTTTTATGACTAAGCGTATGAATATCCCCAAAGGTACAGAAATGCACCCGGTCACAGCGTGGGAAAACATTAAAGCAACTAACAGACCGCTGCCTGATTTGGAAGGCAAAACTTGTGTATTTGGTCTTGACTATACTAAAACAACAGATTTTCTCGGAGCAGGTTTGCTGTTTATGATTGATAACGAAATTGTTTGGAAACCGATGTCGTGGTATTGCTCACAATCCGCTGACCTCAGCAGAATTAAATTTCCGTATGATAAACAGCCTGACCTACAACGAGTTGATGGTGCAGAAATATCGCCACAAATTGTTGCAGAATGGCTCAAAGAACAGAAAAAGCACTACAACATCATAGCAGGAGCGCTTGATAATTACCGCTACACTTTGCTCAAAAGTCCTCTATTGGAGTGTGGATTTGAGTGTGACCGCAAGGGGCTTAATAACTTAAAACTCGTGCGTCCGTCAGACAAAATGCTTGTAGCTCCGCTGATAGCATCTGATTTTGCTAATCACAAAATCGTGTGGGGTAATTCGGCATTAATGCGTTGGTACACTAACAATACATCGGCAATAGAGGATAAAAACGGCAATATCAGCTACGGGAAAATTGAGCCGAAGTCAAGAAAAACAGACGGCTTTATGGCTTTTGTAGCGGCATACACACAATTAGATTTGCTCAGACAAAGCCAGCCTATTTCAACAGACAATTTCGAGAAATTTTTTAAAGCTATCAGCATATAAGGTGGTGATATTTTGAATATTTTTAGTTTTTTTCGCAAAAAAATTAAAGCAGAACCTCAAGAAAATGACAACAGCTTTGATGATAGTTATTCTGCCGCCGAGCAGCGGTTTAGGCTAACAGAACTTGCACTGTTTACTGCAATTGATTTTATAGCCAAAAGCATTGCCAAGTGCGAATTTGTTACTGTAATTGATAACAAGGAGTACAAAGGGCTTGAATACTATCTATGGAATTATGCACCGAACAAACATCAAACGAAAGTCGAGTTTTTAACACAAGCAATTTCAAAATTAATTTTTGACAACGAACTGTTAATTATTTCAACTGCTGATAATCAGTTGCTCATTGCAGATAGCTATTGCAAAACTGAATATGCTGCTTTTGATGATATTTTTACAAGTGTAACTTGCCGAAATTTTACATATCAGCGTACTTTTAGTGAAAGTGAAGTAATTTATTTAAAGTACAACAGCTTTGCTCTCAGAGGCTTATTAGCCGAAATGTGCACTACATACGAGCAACTTATGATGTCTGCTCAAGAGCGCTACAATAAAGCCGTAGGGCATAAGGGTATAGTAACTTTTGAAAACTTTAACTTTGGCGATAAAGATTTTAACGAAACATTTTCTGAAATTCTCGGAGAGCAGTTCAAAAAATATTATGAGTCAAAGAATGCTGTATTACCTGTTTTCAAAGGAATGAAGTATACAGAGCCTGCAACAGAGGCAGGGAAAACTACAAACAGTGAAATTACCGATATTCAAAAGCTAAGAGCAGAGGCATATGCAACTGTTGGAAACGCTTTACACATTCCGCCGGCTATCCTTAGTGGCGAGGCATCTATGCTTTCGGACGCTATGGATTGTGCTATCGCAAATGCAATAGATCCTCTTGCTCAAATGCTCGAACAAGAAATTACAAAAAAGAAATTTGGAAATTCCGAATTTTTAAAAGGCAATTATATGCTTATTGATACAACAACAGTTAAGCATATAGATGCGATAAGCAATGCAAATAATCTTGACAAATCAATAGCAAGCGGTGTTCTTTCCCCTGCCAAGGCTCAAAAGTATTGTAATATGCTGCCTTGCGAAGAAGAATGGGCACAGAAATTTTACATTACAAAAAACTATCAGACAGCAGATGAAACATTGAAAGGTGGTGAAACTCAGTGAAAGAAAGAAACTACAAAATCAAGCAGATTGCGGATGAAAATGTCTTGCAAATCTATTTGTATGGTGAAATTGAACCGGGGTATTTAGACTGTTGGGGCTATTACTACGGTTCAACTACAAGTGCAGAGTATATCCGAAAAGCCATTGATAAAGCGGGGACTATTAGCAGTATTGAACTGTACATCAATTCAGTTGGTGGTTATGTTGACGAAGGTGTCTCTATTTACAATCTGTTAAAAAGGCAGAATGTACCTGTTACTGCGTATATTGACGGTATGGCGTGTTCAATCGCAAGTGTAGTAGCTATGGCAGCGGATAAAATCATAATGCCGTCTAATACAACTATGATGATTCATCACGCTATCGGTGCTTGCTACGGTAACGCTAAAGAACATAGAGAATATGCAGAACAGCTTGATAAAATCAGCGAAGCGAGCACTAATTCTTATCTCGTACACGCAGGCGATAAACTTACGAGAGAAACCCTTGAACCACTGCTTGACGCTGAAACATTCCTTACTGCACAGGAGGCACTCGAACTCGGCTTGTGTGATGAAATTCTCGACCCTGTTGACTTAACGGATTCAAAAGAAGTTATCGAACAGGCTGAACAGAGAAAAAATCCTAAAGCAAAACAAGCAGCGGCAGAACTCACGAAAATGCTCGGTAAAAAGCCGCCACAGGAACCAAACACCACTCAGCACGAAAAAGACAGCTTTGATTTTTTTGAAACATTTTTCAAAAACAAAAATTATTTATAAAGGAGATTAAAAATGAAAAATCTTGATTTTATTAACAATGCAAAAACAAATTTTGCAAAGCAGTTGAAGGAAGCGTTCGCAGACAAAGACGAAGCTAAGATGACATCTGCGTTTGAGCAGTACGCTACAAGTCTTCAGCAGGCTATTATCGACACAGCAGCGGAAGTAGGTGCGACCGCCGACAACGCTATCCTTGCAAAAAGAGGTTTCCGCCAGCTCACATCAGCTGAGCAGACCTTTTACAACAACATTAAAACTGCATCTAAGTCGGTTGATGTTAAGCAGAGTCTTGCAGGTCTTGATGTAACTATTCCGCAGACTGTAATTGATACAGTTCTTGAAGACATTTCAAATGAGCATCCACTTCTTGATGCTATCAATATTGAAAACACTTACGGCTCAGTGAAAGCAATTTTTGCAACAGATACAAAGCAGATGGCGGCTTGGGGCGCTCTTAATTCTCAGATTGCACAGGAACTTGCTGGCACTATCGAAGAAAAAGACTTCTCGGCATCAAAGCTTACAGCATTTATTCCTGTTCCAAAGGATATGCTTGAACTCGGAGCTACATACATTGACGCTTATGTTCGCAGAATTCTTGCTGACGCTCTTGCTTACGGACTTGAAGACGGTTTTATCAATGGTGACGGCAAAAACAAGCCTGTGGGTATTCTCAAGAATATTAACGGCGCAGTAACCGCAGGTGCATTTCCTGACAAGACAGCGACTAAAGTTACAAAACTTGACATTAAGTCATATATGCCTCTAATCGGTAAGATTGCAAAAGGCAAAGGTGGCAAAACTAAGTCAGTTCCGTTTGTTGACTTAATTGTCAATCCTGTTGATTACCTCACGAAGGTTATTCCTGCAACTACAGTTCTCGCTACTGACGGTAGCTATAAAAACAACATTTTCCCTTATCCTACACGAGTATTTCAGTCTGAAATGATTGCAGTAGGTACTGCTGCTCTTGGCCAGCTTTCTAAATACAAAGCCTGCGTATCGACAGGCAAGGGCGGTAAACTCGAATACTCTGATCAGAACCAGTTTCTCGAAGACAATCGTGTATACACAATTAAAACATTCGCAACAGGTTTCTCGTATGATGAAACTGATTTCTTAAAGCTTGATATCAGCGCTCTTGAACCGCTCGCTATCGAGGTTACTCTCAATTCTAAATCATCAACATAATAAGCAGGAGGTGTTGAATTATGGCACAGTTAATTGATGATGTGATTAATATGCTTGATTTTGACAGCGAACACATCAAAACTGACGATAGTGCAAAGTCAAAAATTAATATTATTATTGAAAATGGCAAGCAACACCTCCGCTCTTTCCATCCTGCCTTAACTGATGAGGATTTCATACGCTCTACAAGAGCAAGAAGTTTGTTGTTTGACTACTGCCGATATGCTTACAGCAACGCAACAGAACAGTTTGACAACAACTTTGCTACAGAAATCTTAATGTTAAGGCAAGAATATGAGGTAAAAGCTTATGACTCAAAGTGATATTAAGTTTTTGACATTTAATGACGGTGTAGCTTTTGTTTTTGATACAGACGAAAACGATACTATTATTGCTAACACAGCACGAAAGTATCGCTTTGGCAACGAAAAAGTTGGAGTTACTCGTTATTACGGCGCAAAACAAAATGATATTGAATTATCAAAAGTGATACATATACATTGTGATGAGAAAATTCAGCCGGATATGGCTTTGGTAATTGACTGCACAAGATACAAAATTGAGCAGGTTCAGCATGACAGATGCAAAAATCCGCCTTGCACTATTTTATCTTTATCTCAGAGAGGCTTATACAAGGAGAAAGCAAATGACTTTTAAAAATTATGACGAATTTGTCGGCTTACTTGAAACTTGCAACTTCAAAGTTGCCGAAGCTGATTTTAGCAAACCGGTTGAAACTCCATTTATTGCTTATTTCAAAGATGAAGATAAAAATGTATATGCAGACGGAAAAGTTATTTTTACTTTATATAGCAAGATTGATATTGAGCTATATACAGACAGAACAGACCATGCAAGCGAAGAAAAATTTGCAGAATGGCTTAATAGCAATAATCTTGTTTGGAAAAAGACTAACCGAGCGTGGATTGCGGCAGAAAAAATGTGTGTATCATATTATGAAGTAAGAGTTGATTACAAAATATGAGCAACAAAAAATGCGGTATCGACAGAATTGGCGAAACTATATCTCGTGAAGTTGCAGGGTATACGGCAGACATACAAATTGGCGTAATACAACTTGTTGATACTAAAGCAGATGAGCTTAAAGAAGCAATTAAAAAAGCGGCACCTGTTGGCAAAAGAAAAAAATATCGCAGATCGTTCAAAGTAAAAGTTACAAACGAACTTAATGCTTACTATGAAAAGACGGTCTTTGCTTCAGGCAAAGAATACAGGCTTACACACTTGCTCGAAAAACCTCACGCAAGCAGAAAAGGCGGAACTGTAATGCCAAAAGTGCACATTGCTCCTGCAAGCGAGCAAATTCACAAAGAATTTGAAAACGAAGTTAAAAAACTAATTCTCTCTTCAAAGGCAATGGGTGGAGGAATTAAAAGAAAATAACGAAGGAGATTATCTTATGAACAAAACAATCGCAAAAGTAGGCTATGCTATGCTTACAGAAACAACAGAAGGCAAAATTACATATGGCGAGGTTAAATGGTTTAAGTCCGACAAAGCAGGCGGCAGAACAGTCGGTGCAGAGCCAAGTGGTGAATCAACTACCGTATATGCAGACGGTTTGCCTGTTATAGTTGCAAATAACAATGCAGGCTACAACATCAGTCTTGAGCTTATTGCTATCGTTGATGACATTGAAAAGGACTGGTACGGCAATGCTGAGGCAACCGAAGGTGGATTTATCGAAAAAGGCGGAATCAGCGTATTGCCTCGCTTTGCTTTGCTTGTTGCTAAAGAGCGTTATGACAGCGACAAACTCTATGAAATTGACACATACTTTGACTGCGTTGCATCTACAAGAGCCACACGCAACGATAAGACATCAGAGGGTAACTTTGATCCGCAGTTTCCGACATTTACAATCACTTCAAAACCACGCCCGGACAATGATTTTGTAAGATATACTTCGTACGAAGACACATTGCCGACAGCAGTTGTAATACCGACAGTTAAAGGAGCAGAATAATGGACAAAACGCTTACAATCGGTGACAGAAAGCTCGAAGTTGAAGTAACAGCATATACTATGCTTATTTATGAAGATAATTTTAAAGGGCACAGCTTTCTCAAAGATGTAGATATGTTGACAGTGAATCCAAACAAAGCACAATTCGGTACAACTGTGCGTATTTTATGGGCAGCGGCGAAGTCTGCTGACGAAAAAACACAACCAATCAAAGAGTTTTCTAAGCAATTCAGCTTAGGAGAAGTAATATCAACAGCACAGCCACTTGTTGACCTCATTGTAGAATCACTGAAAACCAGCTCAAAAAAAGCAACAGCGGCAGCAGTCTAAGGGTACAAATGACGGCACAGGAGATTTTATCCTATGCCGTCAAATGCGGTCTGACTGTCGCTGACACAAAAAATTTTTCAATTGGTTTTATTTTAGATTATATTGACACTTATTACAAGCTCAAAAGCAATCAGAACATACACGCTGATGAAGAAAAATACTTGAAACTTAAATCAGTGTTGCCATTCATTGAAGAAAAATACAACAGCGGAAACATTACTTATCAACAATATTCTGAATGGATGAGCGATTACAAAAGATTGGAGGATATATATGGCATCAACTATTAAAGGCATTACAGTTAAAATTGCAGGTGAAACAACGGACTTGCAAAAAGCGTTGAAGAATATACAATCCTCTTCACGTTCATTACAGAGCGAGCTAAAAACAATTAACAATCAGCTTAAATTTGATCCGGATAATACAGTTCTGCTGGCACAAAAGCAAGATGTTTTGCGTGAGCAGATTGATAACAGCACCAATGCACTTAAAGGACTTGTTGATGTTGAAGAACAAGTCAAGGAGCAAGCAAAAAGCGGCGAGATTTCAACGGACCAATACAGGGCATATCAACGAGAGGTTGAAAAAACAAAAAGTCAGCTTGAAAGCTTTAAAAAGCAACTTTCCGATACAGAAGCAGCGGCAAAAGCGGTCAATATGAAATCGCTTGAGGGCGAAATGAGCGATGTCAGAGCAGAAACAAATAAAACCGCTGACGAATTTAAAAACCTTGAAGATAAGAGCCAAAAAACCGATTTAAGCAGCTTTAAAAAAGAGCTTGATGATGTAAAAAGCTCAGCTTCAAATCTTAAAGATGTTATCTCTGACACAGCGGCAGGAATTGGCTCTGTATTAGGGGTAGCAGGCGGTTCAGCCGTAGCTGCAATAACAAGTGCTAACAGCGAAAAGAAAGCTCTCAATTCATTACAGGCACAAACAGGCTTAACGAAAGACGAACTGCTCAAGTACAAAAGTGTAATTAATGACATATACAAAGATAACTTTGGCGAATCGCAAGAAGAAATCGCCGATACTCTTGCAAAAATTAAGCAGGTTACGAGTGAAACAGACCCGAGCAAGCTTAAAGAAATGGCAGAAAACCTATATACTCTGCAAGATACTTTTGACGGTTTTGATATAAATGAAACATTAAGAGGTATAAACGGATTAGTCACTAATATGGGACTTTCCGCCGAAGATGCATTCGACTTAATCGTAAAAGGTGCTCAAAACGGCTTGAATTATAGCGGAGAACTTGCAGACAACCTTGCTGAATACTCTCAGATATGGGGACAAGCAGGTTTTTCGGCTGAACAAACTTTCAGTATTCTTGAAAACGGTACAAAAAACGGTGCTTATAATCTCGACAAAGTTAATGACTTTGTAAAAGAGTTTACAATATCATTATCTGACGGCAGAATTGAAGAAAATCTCGGCAGTTTTTCAGAAGACACCGCAACATTGTTCAATAAATGGAAAGACGGTAAGGCAACCGCAGCGGATGTTTTCTATTCTGTAATAAAAGATTTAAAGAACGCAAAAACAGACCAAGAGGCGCTAACAACAGCCTCAAATGTGTGGTCGAGCCTCGGTGAAGATAATGCGCTGAAAGTTATAACTTCTCTCGGTGATGTTAATGACAGCTATAAAGATGTTGAAGGTTCAATACAAAAAATCAAAGACATTAAATACGATGATGTCGAGTCGGACTGGGAAAGCCTCGGAAGAACGATAAAAACAGATGTTATAAATCCTGTCGGCAAATCTCTTTTTCCTGAAGTAAAAAAGCTTTGTGATTTCACTTCCAAGAATACCGATAAGATTATTCCGATTTTGAAAACAGTCGGCTCTCTTACTGCAGGCATTTGGATAGGCAAGAAAACATCGGCAGTAATTACAGCTACATCACAGCTTGTTAATTCTTATAAAGTGTTAAAAACAGCTACTGAAGGGGCTGCTTTAGCTCAAGAGGGTTTAAATCTTGCACAAAAAGCTAATGCTATCGGTGCTGTAGTATCAATAGCGACAACACTCATAGGCACTATCTATGCTTGGAGCGAAGCAAGCCGGGACAATTCACAAGAGTTAGACGAATGGCAAGAAAAAATAGATGTGGCAAAAGAAAAAAACAAAGAACTCACAGACAGTTATCAAACTTTTATAGATAAGCGTAATGAAAAAGTAAGCACAGCAACAAGCGAAAATCAGTATTACGATAATCTCTGGGAAGAGTTGAAAAAAATCGTTGACGAAAACGGAAAAGTTAATAGTGGTTACGAAGACAGGGCAAAATTCATTACAACAAAGCTTAGTGATTTAACAGGCACAGAGATTAAGCTAAATGATGGCGTTATCGATAATTATAAAAACCTTAGAGATACTATTCAAGAAGTTATCGACAAAAAGAAAGCCAACAACATATTGTCAGCTTATGATTCAAGCTACAACGAGGCTGTTCAAGGTAAAACAGGTCAGCTAAAAAGTGTTGAGCAAGCAGAAAGAGAGTATAAAACGAAAGCTAATAATACAAAAGCTCTGGAAGACTTAATTGCTGAAAAAGAAAGATTGCTAAAAAAGTATGAAAACAAGCGACAGCAAGCAGCTGACGATGGAAAAGACCAGTCTGAAATATTGAACTGGTCATACAAAATCGCCGATGTTGTGAATGAAATTGAAGATTTAGAGAAAGAACTTTCAAAAGCAAAAGAGTATGAAGAAGAAGCAAAAACCACTTTAGACACTCAAAAAAGAACGTACACTGCATACTTATCAACAATTGAAAATTATGAAAATCTGCAAACTGCTATTTTAAATGACAATGAAAAGGACACATCTGACGCACTAAGAAAAATTCAAAACGATTTCATAAGTGCAAAAGCCGGCACAGGAGAAATATTAAAGCAGCAGTGTATAGATTACCGTTCTCGCTTTGCCGAAATTCAGCAAGCGCTCGCAGAAGGAAAAACAGACTACTACACAGCTGATGATCTTACAAATATGCAACTGCTTCTTGAAGCTGCAGAAGATGAGTATGCTAAATATTGTCAAAGTTCACTTGAAACAGGAGAAAAAGCAACAAGTAATGTAGCCGAAGGTGTAGAAAAAGGCGCAACGGTCGTATATCAATCATCGCAAAAAGCGGCAAAAAAGGGTTCATCAGGTTTTGCGAGCGAGCAATCTGAAAGAGTTAAAATAGGCAGCAAAAATGTAGATGATTATACATCTGGAATTGATAAAAGCAGTGAAAAAGCACGAGATGCAGGCACAAGAGTAGGCAAAAAAGCACGCAGCGGCGCTAAAAGTGTTTCTCTGTTTAACACAGGCAATAATTTTGTTCAAGGTTTCATCAATGGCATTTCCAACGGCGACGCTATCAAAAATATATGGGACACCGCTTGCGGCATCGGTGGCTTAGCGTTGGGAGCGGTCAAGAAAATTCTTGGTATTAATTCACCTTCAAAGGAAGCTAAAAAAATTGGTAATTATTTTACAGAGGGCTTAGCGATTGGTATTAGCGGTAACAAAAGCAAGGTGAGGTTAAGCACAGAAAGTATTGCGAGAGATATGCTTGGCAGCTTTGATTTTAACGAAACAGTCGGCTATATTAATGTGCTGAATGATAAGTTCAATAACATTAAAAGTTTAGACCATACCGCATCAAGTACAACAAATAAAGTTATCACAAATGCTCCAAGAATTGCTCTGAACTATTATGGAAATGTCAACATAAATAATGATTTAGATATTGACGACTTCAACGAGCGTGTTTCTCACGCAGTTATAGATGCTCTGAACCAAGAATGTTAAGGAGGCGATTATATGCACAACTTAGAATATAACGGCACAAGCCTGCGCAAACTCGGATTTTGCATAGCAAATGCACCTTTTTATCATATATCAAACAGAAAATTTGAGATAGTTGACATATACGGCAAAGACGGAGGAATAATCGCCGATAACGGTTTCTATGAAAATATTGATGTGTCGTATGAAATAAACAGCTTGCCTTGGCTTGTTTACAACGATACTCAAAGTTTGATTCGTATGCTTGCAGAAGAATTTGCAAATTTTGACGGCAAATACAAAGAATTACGAGATACATATAACACGGGATATTATGCAAAAGCTATATGCAAAAGCATAGATAAAATAGAATATAAGGCAGACAAATGTGTATCAACTATTCTTAATTTTACAAGACAGCCGTTTTGGTACAGTGATGAAGGGCAAAAAACAATATCTTTTAGTGGAGCGGCAAACTCTCAAAAAGAAACTGAATTCTATGTTTATAACCCCGAAAAGTTCTCTGCAGAGCCGTATTTTCGTATTTATTACTCGCAAGATTTAACACTTGATGTTAATAACGCACAAATCAAAATAAAGGCTGCTTTTGTTGACAATGAAAATTTAATTGAACTTGATCCTGAAATGCAATCTGCATTTTGTGGCATAACAGATATGAACGCATATATATCTTGCACAAGCTTTCCTGTTTTTACTTCGGGTTGGAATAAAATTAAAGTAATTTCAGAAAAGGAAAATGCGTTCAGTAAAATTAATATCATTCCAAGATGGAGGCGATTATAATGTTCCCTCTGCTGTATGATAACGCTCAAAATTCAACAAATGCTTTCGACTATAACGGCTATGGCTTTATTACAGAATGCACAGAATTTAAAGTTACAGAAGAACGAAACGGAGCGTATACATTTCAAGCGAAAATCAAAGGCACTGACAGATTGATTGATAAGATTAAAAACGGAGCGTACATAAAAGCAAAAGCAAACTCGCATGACAATCCTCAACTCTTTTGCATCGAGAAAATCGAAGTTGATAAATACGGAGATATGACAATTTCAGGAAGTCACATATCACGATTATTCTTCCAAAACGGTACAGTTCCGATGTATTATAACTATTCAGAAGTGGATTCCCCATCAGCAATTATGTCAAATCTTCAATATGAAGTATGGTACTCAGATGCACCATACAATTGGTTTAATTTCTCATCTAATATTGGAGTCAAAAAAGAATTTTCACTCGGGTTTAACTCGGCAGAAACATTTGAGAATATTTTGCTTAACGAAGAAAACGGATTGACGGCAGTATTTAAAGCAGAATTGCTCTGTGATAACTTCAACATCAATTTATTGTTAAATCGAGGCACAGATACTCACCGTATTGCATTTGGCTCTAATATTTCTGAATTTAAACAAGTTAATTCGATTAATGAATATTACACGCACATCATGCCATACGCAGAATGCGAAACAACAGACGGCAAAAAAGTAACAGTTACAGCTACTGAACCTTACCTTACAAATCTAAATGCGACTTTAAAGAAAACATATCTGTTCGATTGTTCAAGTAAAATAACAAGAACTAAAGTCGATCCACAGACAGGTTATAACTTCAGCGAAGTAAGAACTATGCTTGAAGACGCAGTTAAAGAATATTTACAAGATGCAGAGCAAATAGCTGAATATGTAAATATAACAGTCACTCTTGAATCTGAACTTGAGGCGCTGAAAAATTGCAGCCTATGTGACAAAGTGACAATAATTAATAAAGATGGTTCAGAAATTGAAAGCAAAATCACAAAAACGGTATATGACAGCATTAGCGAAAAATTCACAGAAATCGGAATAGGAGAAGTTAATCTCAAGATGTCTGATTTTTTAAAAATCAAAAGGAGATTTAGAAGATAATGAAACTTAAACATATTCCTACTACAATTGACATCAACAGTCGCAACGAGCAGCGAATTGCAGGTATTGTCAATATTAATGACAAAAAGACAAGATATCTTGATGTAACGATAATTGCAAGTGGAGAAAAACTCGATATAAGCGATTGCACAGTTACTGCGATTTTTGTTATTGATGATGTTTTAGTCAATAATGCAGTTGATTGCACAGTCACAAACAATATAGTTACTATTCCACTTGAGAATTTCAATGGCAGATATGGATATCTCAGCATAGAACTTAACATTGTAAAAGACGGAACAGTGATTGTAAATACACCTATTCCGCTCAGGATTCAAGTGACATCTTCTATCGCTGATAGCGCTAAAATTTCAGAGAAAACATATGGAACTATCGCTGAAACAGTTAAAGAAGTGTATGACGCTCGTGGAACATATGAGAATTTGAGTAATAGACTTGTTGCGGTCGATAATTCGATAGAGAGTGCTAAAACTGAGCTTGATAATGAAATAGCAGACATTGACGAAACAGTGACAAAGAAGATTAATCTTAAAGCGGATAAGGCTGATACTTACAATAAAACATATTTGGATAAGACATTAAAAAACAAACTCGATAAAATGCCGTTTGATACCGTGCCTGCGGCAAACAGCCCAAATTATGTTACGAGCGGCACATTGTACAGCAGTGTTAATACTCTTAATCAGACTATTGCAAAAAATAAAACCGCTGTGGAAAGTGCTATTGCGGCAAAATATGACAGCTCAAATGTTGAGAGCGGTACGGGCAGTCTTACACCCGGACAGGCGATTTATGACGGCAACGAGGGCGGTTTTAACTATGTGAAAAACGGCAGAGTGGTTACGGTATCGGTAAACATTACAAAACTTGTTGCGGATAAATCGTATATTCAGATGGCAGGCTTGCCTTTCCCGGCAAAAAACGAAAGTAGATTTACGAGTATTGCTGTGTACTCAACTACAAATAAGCTGAGAAACATCCGCCTTGACGGCACGTGGCTTTACATCAGCTCATCGACGGATAAATTTACAGATGATGAGAAAATCAATTTTACAATTACATATATCAGACAGTAGGAGGTAATTTTATGGAGCTTAAAGAAAAAATCACGCTTGATATGCTCACAAAGGATAGCGTAAGCGTGTTAAGACAGAAGTTTATCAATCTCGGCGGCGAAGATGTGCAGGTCGGCGAAAATGTCCGCAACGCATATACAAACTGCGAGAGTGACAGAGCAATTTTAAAGGAACAACTTTCAGAGGAATATTACAACGCTATTATGGCAGTATGGGAGGTTTAATATATGTCAAAAATTACTTGTGTTGATATTTCAGAATTTCAGCAGAATATCGATTTCAACAAAATGAAAAATGACGGCATAAAAGCAGTCATAATCAGAGCCGGCTACGGCAGAGAAACAATTCAGAAGGACAGTATGTTCGAAAGTCATTACCGCGACGCTAAAGAGGCAGGACTTAAAATTGGTGCATATTGGTATAGTTATGCCGATAGCATCAATGATGCAGAAAAAGAAGCAAAGGCCTGCCTCGAGTGTATTAAAAACAAATATTTTGATATGCCTATTTACTATGATTTGGAAGATCATTCGATGGTTAAACTCGGCAAAACAAGACTTACAGCGATTGCAGAACGATTTTGCGAAACAATCAAGAAGAGTAAATACAGAGCAGGCGTGTATGCCAATCTGAATTGGTTTAACAATTATCTTGATTACGATAAATTGAAGAGAAGATACAGCATTTGGCTTGCTCAATATAACAATGTGAATGAATTAAACTGTGATATTTGGCAATGCAGCTCATCGAGCAGAGTTAGCGGCTATGATGGCAGACTTGATGTCAATGTAATTTTCAACGAGAATGTTTTTGAAAATGTTAAGGTTGAAAAGCCGACATTGACTTACAGGGTGTATGCTGACGGTCATTGGTATGACGAAGTCAAAGGCTTGTCAAATATTGCAGGACGAAAGAAACAAGCTATTTCAGGCGTTGCGGTTAAGGTATCAGCAGGAAAACTTTGCTATCGTGTCCATCTGCTCAACGGTGACTGGTTGCAGTGGGTTGACGGATACGACATCAAGGACGATATCAACGGCTACGCAGGAATTAAAGGCAAGGTCATTGACGCAATTCAGGTCGAGTTCTCGGGTGTGGGTGACTATAAAGCTACATACAGAGCACGCAAGCAAGGCAAAAACAAATTTATGCCATATCAGCATAATACCGAGCACGATACAGAGCAGGACGGTTACGCAGGTGTGTTTGACACAAAGATCGACGGCTTGCAGATTACTTTGACTTAACGAGGTGTAGTATGTCAACAGAAATAATTACATCATTAATCATTGCAAGCAGTAGCATTATATGTCAACTTCTCATTAATGCTTCAAATCGTAAAAAGCTCAAAGCGGACAATGAAAACACTAAATCTCTTATAGTGTATCGTATAGATAAACTTGAGCAAAAGCAAGATAAATACAATCATTTGCAAGAGCGAGTGTTTAATCTTGAAAAAAATTCAGCTGTTGCAGACGAAGAAATCAAAGTCGCAAATCACAGAATTGCAGACCTTGAGCAAAAATAAGGAGGTAATAATATGAAAAAAATTACAAATTGGAAATCGTGGGCAAAATGCGCAGGCGTAAGAGCAATAAAAACCGTTGCTCAAACAGCTATTGCAACCATTGGCACAACAGCAGTGATCAGAGAAGTCGATTGGGTTATGGTTGCCTCAGCAAGTGCATTGGCAGGTATTTTATCAATTCTTACCAGTGTTGCAGGCTTGCCGGAGGTCGACAGCGAATAAATCATTTTCCTTATTGAGGAAAATGGAAACAGAAAAGCGCAAAAATAATTCCGCTGCAGTTTTTAACAACCGCAGCGGAATTTGTTTTTTAGTCTAAAAGTATTAATTTTTTCTTACGCTTTCGTCCTCGACTATTTGAAGCAATAATTTTTTGTGTAAAATTGAAAGTTTCAACATTAATTATTATTTTTTGATTGCCCTTAAAAAGTTTTCCTTTGCTACGATTGTAGCCGCAATAAGTACAGTTTGATAGAATAACTAAAACAGATTGCGGAGTATAGTCATTACCGCACTTACTCTTATATCCCTCACTGTTGAGTTGTCGTGCAACAGCGGAGAGGCTCTGCTTTTTTATATACAATTCAAAAATATGCTGTACTACTTTACTTTCATATGCATTGATAACCAAATCTTTCTCAATGAAATCATAGCCTAATACAAAACTCGCTAAAGAATGACCTTGCGCAACTTTTTCGCTATTAGCAAGCACAACATTTTCTGCAATGATTTCTCGCTCCCATTGAGCAATTACACCCAGCAGATTTCGCATAAGTCTGCCCGACGGAGTCGATGTGTCAAATGATTCAGAATAGCTCATTAACGCTACATTATACAACTCAAGCTCATCACAAGTGTTAATTAAATCTCTAACAGAGCGTGTAAATCTTGTTAATTTCCACACGAGCACCGCTTGAAATTTTCGTTCTTTAGCGTCCTGCAACATTGTCTTAAAAGCATCACGATGCTGCACATCTTTACCGCTGATACCCTCGTCAGCATATATTTGATGAATTATATATTTATGCTGCTTGCAATAGTCTACAAGGACCTTTTGCTGCGCTGCAAGTGAAAAGCCTTCCTCTGCTTGTCTTGTTGTCGAAACTCTAATATATATTGCGACTGTCATACTTCTGCAAGCTCCTTGTTAATTTCATCAAGTCTTGCAAGTAATTTAACTTTTTCTGCCTTGAGTGCATCTATCTTTGATTGCCGTTTGACTATCTCGTAAGTTATCTCAGATGGACAATTTTTTATTGCAGGCACTGGCACATCGTGTAACATAATGACAGAGCCTTTGTTTACAACAACATGCGGATGTTTTGCTGAACCACCAGAACCGTATGAACCAGACAAATAACTAACACCTGCCGGTAATGGTGCAACGGTATCTCGTCCGTAAGCTTTAGCAATAGTTTTGCCAAATATTGCAACAGACAGAGTGTTTGAAACCAAAGAATTATTTACACAAATCTTAACATCAACTTTTTCGACCGAACTTATATCGCTCTCACCAAAATGTTTTACCATTAATTCTCTGACCTCGTCAACTGACGAGAGAGGAGCGGTCCAACATTTTTTGCTTGAATCCCATTTGCGTCCGCCTATAGCATTTTTTAACTCGTCAGTAAAATCACGATTAAAAGGGGTGTAAATCTCGATTGTATTGTTGTTAGTTTTAATCTGTAACATAAAAATATACTCCTATCAAAATAACTTTGTAATTGACAGAAGTAACTCAAAATGATATAATTCACTAAGATAGAGTTATCTCTGTCATACAGTAACGGTAACTACTCGCTTTGGTCGGTGGACAGTTGCCGTTATTTCTTTTTTTTAATTTTTTTGTGCAAAAAATGATGATAAAATCTCTCTTATTGCAGCTGCTTTTGAAAGATTGCATTTGATTGCATATTTTTCAATTTTAGTATTTAATTTATCATCAACTCTCACTTTTATATCATAAGTAAGATTTGCGCTTGGTCTACCCATTTTGGGGTTATCTGTTTTTTTAATATAAGCCGTAAAATAACTTCCTTTCTCTTGCCATTTAAATATAAATATGTTATTATTATTTTGATAAAGGACGGTGGCAAGTACCGCCCTCTATCATCTATGTTATTGCTCTGACTTAATTGTCAGAGCCTTTTCTTTTTGCCTCGGCAATTACTTCATCGATTAACTCTTTTGCTTTATCAATGTTATCACTGTCAAGCAATGCTTTGATTGATAACAATAAGGTAAGTAATTCAAGTCTTGTCATATCTTCGTTCATTTTAATCTCCTTTCTGACACTTGCCGCCTTACTCGTCTATGTTCACCTCCCTTGACTGTAATTATATTATATACTTTTGGAACTCAAAAGTCAAGCGTTTTTTTAAAATTTTTTTAATTTTTAAAAAAATTTGTGTCATCTGCGTGTCATCTGATGTGTTTAATTAATGCAATTTGATATTAATTTAATGCAACTTGTGTTGCATTAATACAACTAAAAAATCCAGCAAACAAGCCATTCTCAAGGGTTTTGGCTTATCTGCTGGATTTCTGTTTTGGTGGAGATGAGGGGAATCGAACCCCTGTCCGAAAAGTGTTTGCCAAGGCTTTCTACGAGCGTAGTTGTCGTTTTAAAATTCCCTTGCCGCAGCACCCGACAACGGGTTATACGGTTTGGTAGCCTCTAATGTGTGATGCTGCCCGAGGCACTGCCGCATTCACATTTACCACTAATCGACGCCCCTTGCATAGCCGTGGTGCTCTATGCAGGAACGAGCAGCTTACGCTGCTAATCTAACTGTATTTTTGTCAGTTATTTTAAAAGTTGCGGATTTTATAGTGGTTCTCCGCACCACTGCTCGCTTACCGAGGTTCACGCTCCCCGTCGAAGCCTTTACATCCCCGAATATTAACAGAAGTTATCTTCTTAAGACTAATATTATAGTATAATATTATAAATTTGTCAATTGTTTTTTCTAAAATAGCGCACCACAATATACAATCTTAAAAATTACTTCATATGTTATTAAAGCTGACATATCTTTGTGCAAGGGCAACATTTCTGTACTCAGGTTCGTAACTTACCTCTCTTATCAATTTTACAAACGGTGGCAATTCATACGGCTGATCTTCGGAAAGCAATTCTATTTCAACTGTTGCTTTATCATTCCAAAACGGGTAAACATCAAGTTCAAAATATTCATCGTTATAAACTATGCAATATCTGTCTTTTGAGATAATTCCCGTAATACAGTCCTTTTTTGAAAGGTAATTGTTATATTCAAGTTCGCTTAAATATGTTTCCTTTTCTATTCTCTTTAAATCGTTGATTTTGATTTTTACGGTTTTTATATACACTGCATCTTTGCCCTGCCCACGCTTGCGAATTCTAAACATTCCCTCTTCGGGTGTATTCAAATACGCTTGCGTTATCGGTACTTTTCTGCAAGTCGTCATATTTTCAAGGAAGTTTATATCGGGATATTCTATCAAAAACTTGCGTTCGATTTCAAGCGGCTCGGGTATGCCGATAAATCCCGTTACTTCTTTCAGCAAATTTTCAAGCTTTTTATTAAAATCTTTATCGTTTGCAATAACTCTTAAATGAGATGTGCCCGTCCATATCGACAATATTTTTTCATCAAGCGCTTTGGCAAGGTCTATATCTTCTTTTCTGATAGAATTCTTATTCTGCATATATACGCTCTCGTCATTGAGCGCAACACTTTTCAAATGAAATACCGCATCGTATGAATTTCTTAACAGGTCTTCATTTTTATTGCTGAGCGAAATGTATCTTTCAAATTCTTCGTCTGTAACATAAGCCTTGCTGTCGAGCAATCCCCTATCAAACAAAATAACTGTCCTCTCGCCCTCGTAGCCAGCTGCTCTTTCCTCAAGCATATTTTCTCCTGCCAACTGAGTTTCAAAAAGCTTTTTATGAAATTCATATGCGCCGAGCTTTTGCGGAGTTATACCTTTTTTCATTAACTTGCTTGCTACCTCTTGCAAAACAAACACCTTTATATTTAATTTTTCGAGTTCTCTTTTCAAAAAATCCATTGCTGTTGTTTTGCCTGCACAAGGGCCACCCGTTAAAACAATTTTAATTACTTCAGCCATAACAACACCTCATTTAGTTTATTATACCCTCAAATTTAAGCTTTATTATTCTATACTTGAAAAAAGGCGACTGCAAATTACTCTGCAATCGCTTTTTTGTTATTACTTACTTCTTTTCTTAGCGAAAATGATTGTTCCTGCAAAGCCTAATACACATAAACCTGAAAGTACGCCTAAAAATGTGAGATTCTCACCTGTTTTTAGTGTTATTGGCTCTACATACTGAGTTTTATAAACTGTTTTTTCCTGCACAACAGTTTCCACTGTCGGAGTTGGCTGCGATGTTGTAGGCTGTGGCTTTGTTTCGGCTATCTTTTCAAATGAATAAACATAGATAACTTCTTCTGTTCCCGATACGGTTTGAGTCGGCTCAATATCCCACTTGCCGTTTTCGTAGCCGTAATTGGCTATCATACCTGTTGGAATGTTTATTCTTGCCGAGCCGTTCACACTCCACTTGCCGTTTTCGTCAAGCAGGGTTACATAGAAAGAAATATCTTTGTTTGTTTTATCCTCCCAAGTGCCGTTTACCACTTTAAAGGTAACTTTTTTCTGATACTTATCGGGTATGCCGTCAGGGTTCTCACCGTCACCGATTTTATCTACTTCCCAAATGGCAGTAAAGATATATGCTATATCTCCTGTGCCTTTCTTCTTATCCCAACCCATAAATACATAATTTGTGCGTGTCGGATCATCAAGTTTTATATTCTTTTCAAGCACAAAGGTTGCTACATCTTCGCCTTTATAGGTTTTTCCGTCATGCGTCCACACACCGCCGTTTGGCTTTACTTGAATTTTTTTGCCGTACTCTACAACCTGTGTAGTCGGTGTTGGCTTATCGTTTTCTTTCGGCTCTTTGTAATCAACCTTTGGATCTGTTTTCTTTGAAAAAGCATAAGTGAAAGTTTCGGCATTTGTGCCCTTTACAGATGATTTTGGCTCAATATCCCACTTGCCGTTTTCATAGCCGTAATTTGCTATCATACCTGTTGGAATATTTATTCT